AAAAAGATGATCACATATGCGGACAGAGATCAGCCGGATGGACTGAATTATATACTACAGTAACTATTAACCGCATAAGAAACAGCCAGTATAAGCCATGAGCCTGCTGCCTTAGGCAGTGGGCAGAAAGGAGTACGATCAGACAGCTTAACTTTCTATCTGATTAAGATTTTTCGAGTAACTATTAACGAAGCAAGCAAACGTAAACATATTTTTCAGGTTTTTTGTATTTTTATTTTTCACAAACTAGATTTGGTATTACAATTTTTCAAATCACGAGAGAAGAATCACGGCAGTTTATATGATCGGGCAAGAAATTATAGAAATGTGATCAGTATAAATGCTGTTTCAGGTAGAAAGTTAAGCTGTCTGAGATAGGTAGATAGTATGAGTAAACAAGATTATATAATGCAGGGCAGAAATGAAGGAATTGCGTTCTGTGACAAAATAGCAAAAGAAAAAGGATTAGAAGAGCTACAGAGAGTAACAAGACAGAGAAATCTTGCAGGGCTTCGAACACTAATAGATCCAAGAGAACTTGACCAGGATTTTAGAGATGCAACACTACAGATTTTAGATACTGTATTGATCATGAGTCTTATAGTTTTGAAAGATGAATTTGATTTCGGAACTAAGAGATTAGATCGATTCAAAAAAAGATTCAATGACAAAACAGAGTGTTTAGAAACAGGAAATGTGACATGGATCGATATGATCGAGCAGGTCAGAGAAGAAAACAACATTAAATTAGATCTTAGAAAGAACGATGTAGTGATGGCATGGAGGAAAAAATAATGGTAAACAAGAAAGAATTTGAAGGTTACATCTGTGAGATCACCAATAAGCCAATCAGAGAGATGAGATTATGTCCGGACAAGCAGCAGAAGTTAAAGGTTCGGATCAAGTGTGATAAGGGATGCATTTATTGTGAGAAGGAAGTGATCGATAATGACCGATGAAGAAAAAAGAATGGTAGAATTTAACAACTACATAGATGGTCTGATTAAATTTATGAATGGGGAAAATGATGACTTTGAACCGATTCCGATACCAAAGGAAGTTGATGATGAAATGCAGAAAGACCGTTTCTATTAATTGTTAAAGAAAGTTAAGGATTAACTAATATATCATTTAATACATCAATTAATAAAACAATACAACAGTTGATGTATCAGCTGGAAGGAGAAGAGAATATGATTACAAAGACACAATTCAAGGATGCAGTTAAAAAGACAATCATTTGTACAATTATGAATCAGCCAGAAATAATTTATAATCTGGACCAAGATGAAGACGGAGCTATGAAAATCTTGGTAGGATTTTATAAAAGACTTATTAAAAAATTATATAGAAAAAGAGGTGAATTAAAAGATTGTAATGAGATAAATGAAATATATGTTATTGCATTTGAATGTTTATACAAAGAAGATGGAGAAACACCAGCTTATGTAATTTATGAAGAAAATATGCTTTGTTTATCAAGCATTAATGCACTAACTCAAATGTGTCAAGAAGTAATAGATAATTATTATTGTGAATTAACAAGCGAAATCCAAAAAGAACTAGAGGAAGAGTAATGGGCAAAGTAAGACAAAGATTAGGAAAAGCCTACATCCATACAAAAGAAGAATCCATCCAGAGTATCATCATTGATGCTCTGGTGGGTTCCGGATATGACGTGGATGTTGAGGTTACAGATAACGGAACAGGAAACGAAGTAGTATCATGTGAGATTTACGATGTGGGGGGGGCAGTAAGAAATGATAACAACAAAAGATGCTGTAAAAGTATTAAGTTTAACACTAACAATCGTATGTTATGGAATTTATTTTTATTCCGACCGAAAAAAAGATTGCTATCAAGCTATTAAATTTTTGATACTGGGATCAATCATGCAGAATGTAACATTCCACTTGGAATAAAGGAGCGTTAAGAATATGGGAAAGACAATAGAGAAAATAGAAAGAGTGGTGAAAATGCTAAATGGACGACACATGCCAAAACCTTACGAAGTGTACAAACACTTTAAAGGGAACTTATATGTTGTCCTTAATGTTGCTCGCTATACGGAGACAAATGAATTACTTGTAGTATATGCTGCTACAAAAGAAATGCAAAGAATCTATGCAAGACCATTACAGATGTTTATGAGTGAAGTAGATCACGAAAAATATCCAGATGCAAAGCAAAAATACAGGTTTGAAAATATGATGGAGGGTTAATTTATGATCGTTGGATTTTTAAGCGGATTAGTTATTGGAGCAGTAGCAGGAGTGGCAGTGATGTCACTCTGTGCCGCAGCGAAAGAGAGGGATGAGTTATGACAAGGGAAGAAAAGATAGATGAATTATACAATTTTTGTAATATGCATGATAGCTGTGATCAATGCGAACTTGATGATCTTGCATCAGTTTGTGAGTTTGAGGATATGTGTAATAAAAAGATTGATAGATTTTATGATGTGATGGTCGGGCATGAAACTAAAGTAGGAGATGATGCGAAAGAAAAAACTAAAACTGTCACTGAAAATCTTACAGGTGTCGTGAAAGAAGAACCGAAGACAATAACAGAATTTTTTGATGAAATAAAAAGCAACATCTGTGATAACTATTGCAAGTATCCAAGTGAAATAAAAGACTATGATGAGCTGATAGAAACAGTATGCAGCAAATGTCCGCTGCGAAAGTTGAACTAATTATTAGATTAGTTGAAATATTAGTTGAAGAATAAGTCGAAGGAGTTGATACATAAATGGCATACAAAGATTGTCCGTGCCTAAATTGTAAAGATAGATCACACGGATCAAAGAGAGTTGCTTGTCAGACAGGATGTGAGAAGTATCTTTCCTGGAAGGCAAAGGAACAGGAATTAAGAAGAAGAGAGAAAGAATCACGGCCTTATTACTCAAATGCAAGAAAAGCGATCATAAGAAACCGCCAGATGAAAAGAAAGAGCGGTAGGCAGATATGATTGATCCATGCAAAGCCTGTGCAGAGATAACCTGCATGGGCATTTGTGCCGATCAGGTGCAATACAAGCAAGAGTATCAGGAGATGGCGGATCGGATAAGGCAGCAGATAATAAATCGTAACAGGAGGGGAGAACGTGGACAAGAACGCACTGATCCAATATTGTGACATGAAAGAAGAAATTAAAGATTTAAGGAGAAGAATCACAGAGACTGAAAAGCAGATCTTCAGAATTGCAGAAGAAGGAACGGTAAAAGACACAGTAAGCGGTGGCATGGGTGGAATACAGCACTTTGTTGTTGAGGGTATGCCAGTACCAGAACTTAGCAGAAAGAGGCTGCTGCTTAATAAACGAAAATCTATGTTGATCAAAAAGGAAAATGAACTTTTAGAATTAACAAATCAAGTAGAACAGTATATAAGTAGCATCGAAAAAAGTGAATTGAGAACTATTTTCCGACTGTATTATATTGATGGAATGACATGGACACAGGTAGCGCACAGGATGAATGCCATGCATCCTAAAAGAAAGATTGCGTACAATGAAAAGAATCTACAGAAGAGAAATGAAAGATTTTTTGCAGAAAATGAATAAATGTCGCTCACTGTCGTAGGAAAATAGTTTAATATATAGACTAAACATTTTGTGTATTGATACTATACGAAAAGTTCTTCTTTAATGGTATGTATTTCGAAGTAAGAAAGCTCGAGAGATTTTTTAAATCATCTCGGGTTTTTCTTATGCAAAATACACATAAAATACACACTAGGCGTTGACTTATACACACTAAATGTGTATAATATAATCATAAGGAGGTAACTTATGAAGCAAAGAGACCTAGTGAAGAAACTTGAAAAAGCGGGTTTTGAATTTGCAAGACACGGAGGAAACCATGATATTTATAAGCGAGGGGATGATGAAGAAAAGATTCCACGACATCGCGAGATAAATGAAAGGTTAGCAAGAGCAATTTTAAGGAAATGGGGATTATAAAATCCCCTGTCCTTAACACATAATAGATATATTATAATAGGAGGAGAACGAAATGAAAGGAGCATACCCAGTTATCTTTACAGATGTAGATACGAATATTTTAGTTGAAGTTCCGGATCTTGGAATTTTAACAGAAGCAAATGAAGAGGGTAAGGCAAAAGGAACCATTGCAGATGCGATAGAAATGGCAAGAGATGCAATCGGTTTAGCATGTATCAATTTACAGGATGAAAATAAACCAATACCAGAACCTACACCAATAGCAGATGTTGACGTGACTAATGGAACGTTTGCAGAAGATGGAAAAGGAATTGTATCTTTAGTTGATGTTGATCTTACAGAGTATAGAAGAGCGATCGATAATAAAATGGTTCGTAGAAATGTGACATTACCCAATTGGTTAAATCGAGAAGCAGAAGAAGCTCATATCAATGTATCTGGAGTATTAAGAGAAGCATTGATGAGCGTACTTGGAGTAACAAAAGCTAGATAATATAAAGAATCAAGCACCTTCGGGTGCTTTTTTCGTACATAAATTTAAGGACCACTAGCTCAGCAGGGAGAGCGGTCGGCTTATAACCGATGAACAGTCCAGGGTTCGAGTCCCTGGTGGTCCATTTAAGAAATAAGAAAGAAGGTGGTAATGTTTGAGTGAAGAAAAAAACTACATACTTGCAGAAGCCGACTATGTAGTGGGAATGAAGTATAAAGACATTGCTGCCAAGTATGGAGTCTCGATAAATACTGTGAAATCGTGGAAGAAACGATACGCATGGTCGAGAAATAAAAAGACGAAAAGTACACAAAAAGGGTGCACACAAAACAAAAAGGGTGCACACAAAAAAGAAGCCGTTGCAGAGGATGTAAGTCAGGTCGTGATCAACGATGAACTTACCGATCAGCAGCAGCTTTTTTGTTTGTACCAATCCAGAATGTTTAATTATACGAAAGCTTACATGAAAGCTTATCCAGGATGTACTTATGCATCTGCTGCCGTATTAGGAAGCAGGCTTATGAAGAATCCAGTGATCAGAAAAGAGATTGAACAGCTAAAGCAGAATCACATGAATAGAGAGATGCTTAAGCAGGAAGATATCTTTCAGAAGTATATGGATATTGCATTTGCAGATATGAATGATTTTATGTCGTTCGGTCAAGAAGAAATAGAAACTGATTATGGTCCAAGGATGGTCAACAGTGTCCGGCTAAAAGAGTCAGATAAAGTTGACGGTACTCTGATCACAGAAGTGAAGCAGGGCCGTGATGGCGTGAGTGTAAAGCTCGCAGATCGTATGAAGGCAATAGATTGGCTTGCAGATCATATGGATATTGCCACTGCAGAACAGAAAGCTAAGATTGAGCAGATCAGAGCTAAGACAGCGATCATGTCCGGAACATCCGAAGAAGAGACAGAAGACGATGGATTCATCGAAGCCTTAAAAGGTGAGGTGGCAGATGTATGGGAAGAAGAATAAAGAAAGCTGTCTTTAAGTTTCGGCCGTTCTCTAAGAAGCAGAAAAAGATACTTACCTGGTGGCTACCAAATTCGCCAGTGCATGATCAAGATGGAATCATAGCAGATGGAGCTATTCGATCGGGGAAAACAGTTTCTATGTGTTTATCCTTTGCAATGTGGGCAATGGAAACGTTCAATGGCCAGAACTTCGGTATGTGCGGTAAGACGATTGGTTCTTTCCGGAGAAACGTACTCTTTTGGTTAAAGCTTATGCTTAAGAGTCGAGGATACCACGTTGAAGATCACAGAGCTGATAACTTAGTTGTTATCCAGAGAGGTGGCAAAGAAAATTATTTTTACATCTTTGGCGGTAAGGATGAGCGATCACAGGACTTGATACAGGGTATCACACTTGCAGGAGTCTTTTTTGATGAAGTTGCATTGATGCCTGAATCTTTTGTTAACCAGGCGACAGGACGTTGTTCCGTTGATGGATCAAAATATTGGTTTAACTGTAATCCAGATGGACCTTATCATTGGTTTAAGACTAATTGGATTGATCGTGCAGATGAAAAGAAACTTGTCTATTTACATTTCACAATGGACGACAATCTGAGCTTATCTGAGCGAATTAAAGCACGATACCGGGCAATGTATACCGGGGTGTTTTACAATCGATATATTGAGGGCCTGTGGGCTGTAGCTGAGGGAATTATCTATGATATGTTTGATGAAGAAAAGCATGTCACGTCAGAACATTATTCAGCAATCGGCAGTAAATACGTCAGTGTCGATTATGGTACGCAGAATGCTACAGTATATCTTCTTTGGGAGAAGAATCAGAAGAGTCAGTGGGTTGCAACGAAGGAATATTACTATTCTGGTCGAGATGAGACCACGCAGAAGACCGATGGAGAGTATGCAGATGACATGGAAGAGTTCCTGGAAGGAATCAATGTTGAATCAATCATTGTCGATCCAGCAGCAGCATCCTTTATCGCGGAGCTTAAGAAACGAGGATTCAAGGTTAAGAAAGCAAAGAATGATGTTCTTGATGGGATCCGATTTGTTGGAAATCTGTTAAATATAGGTGTATTACTATTCTCTGAATGTTGTAAGGAAACAATTAAAGAATTTGGCTCTTATATCTGGGATGACAAGGCATTGGAACGTGGAGAAGATAAACCAGTGAAGCAGCATGATCATTGCATAACTGGTGATACGCTTATTGATACAATTGATGGTCCGATTCCAATAGAAAAGCTTGTTGGTAAAACAGGAAAAGTACATTGCTATAATTTAAGGCGAAGAAAACCTGAAATTTCTACATACTATAATGTGAGAAAGACAAGGGAGAATGTCGAAGTATTTGAAATAGAGATGGAAGATGGAAGAACGATCAAGGCAACAGCCAATCATTTAATATTTACTCAAAATGGTTGGAAAAAAGTAAACGATCTAACTGGACACGATTCGATACTTGATATAAGAATAAAGAAATGATAATCTTATATCAGGAGGTGCGTTAAATGGTAGAATATTTAGAAAACGGAGACTTGGCATTATATAATGGATATAAATTCAGAAAAGACAAGCGGACAGGGTACTATTTATCATCAAGAATAATAAACGGAAAACGCATAAGGCTTCATGTATATATATGGGAATGTGAAAATGGTGAGATTCCAAATGGATATTCTGTACATCATAAAGATGAGGATAAAAGCAATAACGAAATTTCAAATTTAGAATTGATGACAAATAGTAAACATACACGATTACACGCAGAGGAGAAGGCAAGAAACAATTATGATGATATGTTAAAAAACTTAAAAGAAAATGCTATTCCCGCTTCTAAAGATTGGCACAAAAGCAAAGACGGGAGCGAATGGCACAAAAAGCATTATGAGCAAATGAAAGGGAAGATGAAAGTTCCAAGAAAGTTTGTTTGTGAGTATTGTAATAAAGAATTTGTTAGCACACAAACAAGATCAAGATTTTGCTCAAATAAATGCAAATCGGCATGGAGACGAAAATCAGGAGTTGATGATGCTATTAAAATTTGTTGTAAATGTGGCAAGGAATATGTTGCCAATAAGTACCAAAAAACAAAATACTGTCCAGTATGTAAAAATAAAAAGTGTTAAATCCATAGGAAAAGCAGATGTATATAATATGGAAGTCAAGAACCACCACAACTTTAGTGTTTGTGGTGGTTTTATTATACACAATTGTATGGATGCAGTGAGATATTTTGCTTACACGATTGTAAGACGTGAACAAAAATGGAGTTGATTAAATGATAAAAGAAATTATTGAGCGAATAAGGCAGGTGATAAGAAAAATGCTTGGAAAAGAAAATATCAGGGATGCGATCGGAGTTGATGTTGCCGTATCGGACAAGATGGCAAGAGAAATTGATCTCTGGTCGAAGATGTATAAAAATCAACCGCCGTGGAAAAGAAAAGAACTGAAACTTTGCGGATTACCTGCAGCTATTGCCGGAGAATTTGCAAGGCTTGTCACACTGGAATTAAAAACAGAGATCACAGGGAATAAGTTTCTCAACGATGAATACCAAACTGTGATTGATAATATACGAACCTATACGGAATATGCCTGTGCAAAGGGTGGACTTGCAATGAAGCCTTACGTGTCGGATGGGCATATAGAAGTGGACATGGTTCAGGCCGATCGGTTCTTTCCTGTAAAATTTAATTCCAGAGGAGAAGTTATTGCAGCAGTATTTATGGAAACTGTCACGATAGGAAAACAGGTATATACAAGACTGGAATATCATCGACACGATGAAAAGACGGCTACATACTACATTATCAACAAAGCTTTTGTAAGGCAGGACCTTGATAACGTTGAGGTGTTAGGAAAAGAAGTACCGCTTAGTGCTGTACCGGAGTGGGCCGATCTTGAAGAAACTGTCACAATCATAAATGTGAAGAAGCCGTTATTTGCATATTTCAAGATTCCGAATGCAAATAACGTTGATGATTCATCTCCGTTGGGAGTATCTGTATATTCCAGAGCGGTAGATGACATCAAAGAAGCGGATTATCAATGGACGAGGATATTATGGGAATTTGAGGGATCTGAATTAGCAATTGATGGAGACGTTAGCTTATTTAAGCGAAAAGAAAACGGAGAATTTGACCTTCCAAAAGGAAAAGAAAGACTTTTCCGAATGATGGATTTTGACGATGATAAGGAGCAGTACAAGGTATTTGCACCGCCGATCCGTGATAAGAGCCTTATCAATGGATTTAATGCGATTCTTCGTAGGGTAGAGTTTAATTCTGGATTGGCATATGGAACTCTGAGCGATCTGAACACAGTTGATAAGACTGCAGAAGAGATTAAGACAAGTAAACAACGATCATACAGCACAGTATCTGATATTCAAAAAGCTTTGCAGAAAGCATTAGAACAATTGATCTATGCAATGGATGTGATCGCACAACTTTCAAATCTAAATGGCGGTAAGAAGTATGAGGTCAGTTTTGACTGGGATGATTCGATTGTGATCGACAAAGAACAGGAACTGCAGAGTATGCAGCAGGATGCAACTGCAGGACTGATCCGAAAAGAAATATACATTGCGGCCAAGTATGGAGTATCTGAAGAAGAAGCATTGAAAATGATGCCGGCACAGGATGATCGCTTCAATATCCAGGAAGAGTAGGTGATCATAGATGCTTGATCCGAAGTATTTGGAACGTTTCTCTGATCAGTTACTTGGCATTATTGACACTCTGACAATAGCGATCATATCTGATATGGCAAAAAGAATCGTAAAGATGGGAAATGTATCAGAGTCAACGAAACATCAGGCTGAGGTTTTACAGAATGCTGGTCTTGTTTATAAAGATACGATCAAGCGAGTGAGTCAGGTATCAGGGTACCAGAATCGAGAAGTTGAGCGGATGTACCAGGAAGCAGGAGTCAGGAACTTAAAGAATGAAGCTGTATACTATAAGCAGGCAGGGAAAGACGCTGTTAAACTTGAGCAGTCAAATGGTATGCAAAGGATTCTGCAGGCAAACGTCAGAAAGACATGTCAGGAATTAGATAACCTGACAATGACAACAGCTGTTAAAACACAATCTGCTTTTATCCAGGCATGCAATAAGGCACAGATGAAGGTAAGTACCGGAGCGTTCAGTTATGACAAAGCCATTGCAGATGCGATCAAAGAGGCAGCAGTGCAGGGAACAGAAGTCTTATATCCGTCACAGCATGTCGATAAATTAGATGTTGCGGTAAGAAGAGCTGTACTTACCGGAGTAAACCAGACTGCAGCAGAAATGAATCTGCAGTATGCAAAAGATCAGAATTGTGATTATGTTGAAACAACTGCACATGAAGGAGCAAGACCAGAACATGCCGTATGGCAAGGGAAGGTCTTTTGTTTATCTGGGACTGATCCGAAGTATGAAAACTTCTATGAAGCGACAGGATATGGAACAGGGCCGGGTTTATGTGGTTGGAATTGCCGCCATAACTTCCATGCATTTTTCCCAGGAATATCGACGCCAGCATATACGCAAGAGATGTTAGATGATTATTCTGCAAAGAATGTTGAATACAATGGAAAGCAATTTACAGAGTATGAAGCGGGCCAGATGCAGAGAGGTCACGAACGACAGATCAGAGAGACAAAAAGGAAACTTGCTGGATATAATTCAGCGATCAGTGAAGCGAAAGATGATACCTTAAAAAATACTTTACAGAATCGGTTTAATGAAGAATCTGTGAAATTAAAGAAACAGGAAGCAGCATTAAAAGCTTTCTGCAAAGAAACAGGAAGGCGATATGAGTCTGCCAGAGTTCAGATCCATGCAGTAAAGAACAAAGCAGGAGATATCGTTGGATTTGGTCGTAGTGTTGCACAGAAAGCTGTATGGAGTAATAGAAAAACAAAAGTCAATGAATCTAAATTTACAGAACGATTAACTGATTTTAATTTAGGACAAAAGGATCTGATCAATCATTGGAGCGTTCAGAGAAATTTGAATAAGTCCGACATTGGAAAAGAGACAATGAAATATATTGTTGATCATCCAGAAATTAATATAGAATTAGCATATCATGTTGATAATCCAGATAAGTTATACGGAAAGCAATGGAAAGATAATATTCGTATTTATGCATCAGACACAAAAACAATTGAAAAAACCGCTGAAACATTGATTCATGAAATAACACATCATCGATATGATATTGGTGGATCACAGTGGTCAGAATGCGTTTGCAGAGCTCAGGAGTTAAAACATAAGTATCGTCGTAATACATTGACTGCAAATGAATTAAGAAGTATAATTAAAGAAATAAAAGAATTGTATCCAGAATTACCGTGGAGGTGATTATATATGAGATTTTGGGATGAAGTTGATGAAGCAATTAAAAAAGTAAGACAAGGGCAAGAAGCAACTTGTCCATTATGCAAAAAAGGAAAGTTAGTACCAGTTGGAAATCCAAAAACAACAAAATCATTTTATTGTGATGCATGTAAAGAAAAACTTAATTTAGATTAAACGCCATCTGATCAATGTCAGGTGGTATTTTTATACGAATTTTTAAGAAAGGAGCAGCGAAACATGAAGTCAACAGAATAGAAAGGACGGTGATCCAAATATCTCCCCGCAGCAGGGTTAAGCTGCAGAGGACACGCAGAGAGATCTGGGTGTTATTTTTATGCAAAGAAATAACATTGGTCAGCTGATCAGACCTTAAACAGTCGGTTCGTGGCGGTCGGTTACACGCCTAAAACAACCTAATACGAAAGGAGCATAGTAACATGAAAACAGATTTTTTAAAAGGTTTAAATCTTTCCCAGGAAGTGATTGATAAGATCATGGCTGAAAACGGAAAGGATATCGCTGTAGAACAGAAAAAAGCAGAGAAGATCACTCAGGAGCGAGACAGCTATAAGCTAAAAGCAGAAAGTCTTGAAACTCAGGTAAACGATGCAAATGCAGAGATTCAGAAGTTTAAAGACATGGACATTGACGGCATCAAGCAGGCAGCAGATGACTGGAAAACGAAAGCTGAGAAAGCAAAGAGTGATGCAGATGCTCAGATTTCAGAAATGAAATTTGATTATGCGTTAACTGCAGCATTGACAGGAGCGAAAGCCAGAAACAGCAAAGCGGTTAAAGCGTTACTTGATATGGACGGACTGAAACTAAACGATGGAAAGATCATTGGTTTAGACGAACAGCTGTCACAGATCAAGGAAGAAAACAGCTTCTTGTTCGAGAGCGATGAACCAGCACCAACGATCGTTAAAGGAACAAATGGTGGTTCCGGCGGTATTGGTGGAAAGAAACCAAGTGAAATGACATATTCGGAACTCTGTGACTATATGGAACAGAATCCCGGAGCAGAGATTTAAATAAAGGAGTAAGAAATGGCAGGAGAAAAATTTGATTCTAAATCATTCAATCCTCAGGCATTTGGTGCCTACACAGAGAGGATCCCAAATTTAAAAAAGAACGAGCTGATCAAGTCCAGAGCCTTAAAAGGTAATCAGGATATCAAAAACACGTTCAGTTCACAGACAGGAACAGTATATGCAGTATTGCCAATGCATGGTCTGATCGGTGGAGCAGCACAGAACTATGATGGTGAGACAGATCTTAAGTCTGAAAGCACAGATACATTTGAGAGAGGTGTCGTTGTAGTTGGTCGTATGAAAGGGTGGACAGAACGAGACTTTTCAGAAGATGTCACAGGTGGCGTAAGCTTTATGGACAATGTTGCAGCACAGGTTAACGATTACAAAGCTGATCTGGATCAGACAACATTAGTAAAGATTCTGGAAGGTGTCTTTGCAATGACCGGAAAAGAAAACAAAGTCTTTGTTGATACACATACATCTGATATCACAGCAGTAACAGCAACCGACAAAGATGGAAATGCAAAGAATGTTGTCCAGGCTGATACATTAAATACGGCTTTACAGAAGGCAGCAGGAGACAATAAGTCTAAGTTTACGATCGCGATCATGCACAGCGCGGTGGCAACGAATCTTGAAAATCTGAAACTGTTAAAATATATGACACAGACAGATGCAAATGGAGTTGAAAGAGACTTAACTCTTGCAACATGGAATGGCCGCTTAGTTCTGATCGATGATTCTATGCCAACAGAAGAAGTTGCTGCAGTAGAAGAAAGTGGAACAAAAGGAGAGTCTGGTTATGTTGCAGCACAGGAAGCTTACACAAAATATACAACTTATGTGCTAGGTGACGGAGCTTTTGATTATGAAGACATTGGTGCCAAAGTACCATATGAAATGTATCGTGATCCAAAAACACATGGCGGAGAAGATACTCTGTATATGAGACAGAGAAAAGTATTTGCACCATACGGCATTTCATTTACTAGAAAATCTATGGCTGCAAAATCCCCAACAGATACAGAACTTGCTGATGGATCTAACTGGACACTGGTTGATAACGGAAAAACAAATTCCGATAAGAAAGTGATCGATCACAAAGCAATTCCAATCGCAAGAATCATTTCCAGAGGGTAGGCGGTGATCCGGTATGGTGGAATATGCAGACAGGGATTTTTATGAAAATACATTTCATGGCGAGATCATACCGGAGAAAGCTTTCCCTAGTATGGTCTTAAAGGCGAGTATCTTTGTGAAGTTTCTTACATTTGCCAGAGTTGATGATATGGCAGAGATTCCAGAGGAAGTGAGTCTGGCCACATGCGCAGTGGCAGATGTAATGTATCAGGACAGAATGAGAAAAGATGATGCAGGAAGGGAGATTGCAAGTGAGAACAACGATGGATACAGTGTAAGCTTTGTGACGAGTCAGAGCAAAGCAACAGGAACAGTAGAGCATCGTTGTAAGAAAGCGGCGTATCCTTATCTTGCACATACAGGACTCTTGTACAGGGGGTGTGGGCCATATGATGACAAATGCAGACCTCACGATCTATAACAGTCACGGAGTTGATAAAAAGACAGCACGAAAGATCTATTTAAAGACTCAGATCAAAGGTGTTAATTTTTACACAAAGCAGCAGACAACTGTTACCGATCAGGGACTTAGTTCTGCCGATTTGTATCAGATCCGCATCCCGTTATCCGCAGATACAGAAGGGAGAGAATATATCAATGCAGACAAGTATCGGGAATTATCTGCAGAAGAAGCAGAAAAGTATTGGACGATCAACAACGGGGATCTGTTTGGAAAAGGATTGTTAGAAGATTTTGAAAAAGAATCAGAATTTTTAAAACAGCAGTACACGGGAAAAGTATTATCGTTTTCGGATAACCGGAGAGGAAGTTTGCCACATTGGAGAATCGGAGGTGCTTAAATGGGAACACAAGTAAAAGTCGAACTTTCGCCAGATCAGATTTTAAAGACAAGAGGTCTTCAGATTGGTGGACCAGCACAAAGATTTTTTACTGGTGAATTCCGAAGAAAAGCAGATCCGTATGTTCCGTACTTAAACGGACCATTAAAAAATACAGCGATAGAAAATGAAGATTCTATTGATTATGTACAGCCATATGCACAGAGACAATATCATGAGAATAAAGGGAAAGGCCTCCGTGGTAAAGAATGGGATCAGCGATGTTGGGCTGACAACGGAGATCAGATTGTGGAATCTGTTGCGAAGTTTATTGGAGGTAAAGCAGAATGAGCGTGATCGCAAGTGTAAGAGAATTTATACAAGATTATCCTGGATTATCAGCATTTGATGATCTGGTGGGCGTGGAACATCTTCCGGAGGATACAAAAAGTTATGCGATCGAAGCATCGGTAACATCACAGCCAATTAAAAAGCGATATATTAACGGCGACACAGAACGCCGTTTTAATTTTGTCCTGGCAAGCCGTGAGTACTTCGGGGCAGACGTTGCAGAGAATATCGATGTGGCGGAGTTTTACGAAGATTTCTCAGACTGGTTGGAACGATGTACGATCAATAATGATCTTCCGGAAATGGATAAAGGAAAAAGAGCAATTAAAATACAGGCACTGACAAATGGCTACGTGTTTAACGCAGATGCAACAAAAGCACAATACCAGATTCAGTGTCAGTTAATTTATTATCAAAAATTAGGAGGAATATAAAATGGCAGAAACAGCAAGTAAAACAGTAAAACAGCGTTATCAGGAAGCTTCTTACTTAAAAGTAGGAGAAAACTTCGAACTTATGGGAACTGGTTTTACAGAGTTAAATGAAGATCCAGGAGCACAGACAACAAGTAAAAAATATATCAATGATAAATCATCCACATCAAGCATTACAAGTTATGAAGGTGAGCACGGATTTACAGCCGATCAGATTCCAAGCGAAAATGTCATTAAAGATCTGGTCAGCATTGGTAAAGAGAGAAAAACAGGAGCAGATGCAGAACGTGAATTTGTTCGCGTTGATCTGGATGAAAAAGTAGAGGGAGATACCACTGGGACAGTATTCAAAGCACGTATGTTTACCGTAGCTGCTGAAATTTCAAGTTTCTCTGATAATGACGGAGAATTACAGGTTGAGGGAACACTTCACGACAAAGGAGATCCTATTATGGGTAAATTTGATACAAAGACAAAGACATTTACACCGGATTCAGCAACGGAGTAAACGAAAGCGAAGCTTGAAATTGGAATTAAGGAGTAAGATATATGTTTATTTGGAATGGAAAGAAGCTCGCATTTAATTTCCTGGATGCGGACATGATGAAAAAATTTAGTGATGCAGGAAAGGAAATGTGGAAGAAACTTGGTGAGTACGAAGAGAAGAATGCAGAAGATGGAAAAATCAAGGCAGAAGGCGTGGCGTATGAGTCAGAAATCATTAGTGAGTTTTTTGACGAGGTATTTGGAAATGGCACCGCTGATGAAATCTTTACATCAAAACATGATCTGACAGAAAGAACGAAAGCAATTAAGAAGCTTTATTCTATCAGAGATTCACAGTTAGCTGGTCATACAAAGAGAGTCAATGATCTGCACAAGATGATTGGAGCTGAATGATCAGAAGAGAACTCCCGGTGTCAGTAGATATCGGGAGTGAAACATATAAGATTGATGCTGATTTCAGAACAATTATGAATGTGGAAGAGATTATCTTTGGAAAAGAAGTTACAGATGATCAAAAGAAGTTTGCAGAAGAAATGATGAAAGAAATCGATATTGAAGAAAAAGATGCGATCGCAAATGCAAAATATTATGATGCACTAAAACTCTTTTATAGAGATAATGTTCCGGATGATCTGGAAGAAGCTATGGAAAAAATGCTGTGGTTTTATTCCTGTGGTAAGGAAGATAAACAATCAAAAACAAAAACAAAGAAAAAAGTGATCAGCTTTGAATATGATTTTGATTATATCAATGCAGGGTTTATGCAGGATTATAAGATTGATCTGTTCGAGGTTGATTTTTTGCACTGGTGGAAATTTATGTCGCTATTCAGTGCCCTTCATGATGATTGTAAGATTTGCGAGATTATCGGATATCGTGGGGCAGAGTTAAAGAATTTTGACAAAGAACAGAGAAAAAGGATAAGGGAGATGCAAAAGATCTATGCACTTCCGGATGATATAAGTAAAGAAGAGAAGAAGAGACAGGATGAGATAACACAGATACTGCTAAATGGCGGTGATCTGTCAGGAATATTGTAAAAAAAGTCAAATTCTTGCAATGTGCATAAAAAAGATGCGTAAATCGAGAATTTTGAGAAGAAAAATGCATCACAAAGGTGATGCAAAAATAGGAATTAAACTTAAAAAAGATTATGAGATTTGCACAAATGGAAAATGTCAAAAAAGAGTAAGAAATTTGACAAAAAAATAGAATGTGTTAGAGTCAAATGCAGGAGAAGACAAAGCACAGAAAACTATTGAAGTAGCCTCTGTGCAATGGTTAATCTTTTTCCTTTCTATAGCGTGGAAGATCATATAAATCCCTGGCGTAGCGACGTAATAAATCTTGACCTTCTGGATTTAAGGCATGATAGTGACGGAGTAATTTTTCTTCCTTTGTGTAGATATTTTTAACACTGAGTTTGTTAGGACTTTTTGAGCCACTGGCTAAAACCGCAGCAGTAACGTCAGAGTTGATGAAACTGGAGAGATTAGCAGCTGAAAGTAATTGACTTGCGTGATCAGATCCTAATATATCACAGATGCGACGTACATAATCCAAATTAACTGTGTTGTTATCACGTTTAATTAAAGAATACAGGGTAGTAACAGGAATATCTGCTAATTCAGCCAATTCCTTTACAGTCATATTTTCTTGGTGTAGGATATCAGATAATTCTTTTCCAAATGCCATAAAGCACCTCCTTTTATATTTATATTATAATTAAAACACGAAAAATCATATTTGTAAACACGAAAAAGAGTATTGACTATTACGAAAAATAGTGATATTATAATTACGAAAAATAGTAGAAAGGAGAATACAGATAATGAAAACTGAAGATTTAGCACATGAAAGAAGAGGACGTCCCACCAGAAATCCTAAAAACAGAAAAATTCAGTGTCGAATTGATGAGGAAACGGATAGCATACTTATAGAATATTGTCGCAAGTATGGAACGAGTGAATCAGCAGCGATACGTGAAGGGATACGCAAATTAAATGAGGAACTTTAGAAACAAAAAAAAGGGAACAGCTGAATACTTTGGCCGGTACAAGCTATTCCCAGATGATAACACCAAAAAGGTATCATTATTATAATGTTACTTCATTTTGGTGCAAAAATCAATATCCAATTTATGGAAGAAAGGCAACAGAATGAATGATTTAAAAATGACAGAACAGACAATTAGTAGTTTAGAAGTCGCAGATATGGTTGAAAAGAGACATAAGAATTTATTACGAGATATCGCAAAATACACTTATGAATTGACTGAGCTCAAAATTGAGCCCAGTGAATTTTTTCGAGACAGTACATATAAAGACAAAACAGGAAGAGTATTGCAATGTTTTGATGTTACAAAGAAAGGCTGCGAGTTCATTGCTCACAAGTTAACAGGAATCAAAGGCACAGAGTTTACAGCAAAATACATCAACCGATTCCACGATATGGAAGATGTGATTCAGTATGGAATCATCCGGAAAGAAAGTGTTAAGAAAAGAGAAAAACTACCATCTGTAAATCAAATGGTTAAGAATGTAAAAAGCGCACTGCATGATGCAGGCGTAGACTCTAAGTACATAGCGGCAGAAGTTGTGCGGATTTATTCTGATAATGGATATCCAATCAATATACCTTTGATTTCAGAAATTCCTGTTTTATGGGATTGCACGAGAATTGCTAAAGAGTTAGGAATTATGTCCAATAATGGGAAACCACATGACAAGGCTGTTAGTGGAATTATTCAGAAATTGGATGTAACAGAAGATGAAATTGTAAAAACAGCGTACAGTAGAAATGGGCATGATGGTGTTACAATTCAGTATAAGGACAGCGTATTCCGAAAAATAAAAGAATGGCTAGAAACTAATGGATATCCTACCATGATTGAATATCAGTTATCCAATGGAAAGATTAACAAGTGTAAAGTTGTTTATCAGGAGGTGGCGTAGATGAATGAATTAAAAGATTTATTATCAGAGCTGCTTTGTGAAATGCAAGGGTTGAATGAGGTCGAAATCAAAGAGTTAAGAAAAGAATGGATTGATAAATTGATAGAAGTTGGAAATAAAAAGGCAATAAGGGTGGCAAATCTTGTTTGCGATATTGCGATAGAACAATTTAAGCAGGTGGCATAAATGTTATATAGAGAACGTCTGGAGACAGGCGTTCTTTTGTTGCGAGTATTTTCTTAATATTGTATAATTAAAGAAAAATATTCGGGAGGAAAAAGATATGGGAGTAGCAGATCATAATTCATCAGTGAAGATTCCTTACAGTGTAGAAGATGTTTTTGAAGCACTAAAAAAATCATCTCAGTATATATATGGGATGAAAGTAGATTCTGTAGATGAATTACTAAAAACGGTTTATTTAAAAGCTGGTATCAGTGCATTTTCGTGGGGAGAAAATGTGACAGTAACGGTTAAAGCAGCAGAAGATGGAGAAAGTATTGTAGAAGTGACGTCTGCATCTAAAACAGGAGTATTCGGAAGCGTTGTTGACATGGGAAAGAATAATAAGAATTTAAAGACTATTATGGATGAGCTGTCAATGGAGCTCAAAAAATATCCGAAGATTTCAAAAATTTCCCCAGAACCAGCAAAAGTTACATCAATTGCAGATGAGATAAGAAAATTGGCAGATTTAAAGAAAGAAGGAATATTAACAGAGGAAGAATTTAATGCGAAAAAAAAGCAATTGTTAAATTTATAAAATTGAATAATTAAAAGGAGCATCTAGGATAACCTAGGTGCTTTTATTATACCAAAATTGCCCGAGAAGGCGTAAAACTATAACGGAATGTGACTAATCCGAGAAAGTAGTCAGAAGAAGCGAACAGGCGAGAGCTTGGATCTGCAGGTTGAGCACCCAGGACGTCAAATAGCTTAGAAACTTTAAATTTTTAGTTATTTGATGAGGTGAAAACATGGCAGATGGTACAGTTACAATAGAAACCAAACTGGATAACTCCGGTGTAGAAAAAGGATTAAATGATCTTAAGAAAGAGGTTGAATCTTCGTCTAAGAGTACAGCACAGGAGATAGATAAAGCTTCTGATCAGGCACAAAAGAGTGTAGAAGAAGTTGCTAAGTCAGCAGAGAAAACTGGAAAACAAGTAGAAAAGAGCGCAAAGGATTCAGCATCGAAAGCAGGACAGGCAGCAAAGCAAGGAGCTGATACTGCAGCAAAAGGAACAGAATCCGCATCTACGAAGATGCAGCAGTCTCATAAAAAGGTAAAGGATACTGCAAAAGAAAGTGCAGATGGTGCAAAAAAGTCTTGGGAAGAATCTAATCAAAGTACAGTAGCAAGTACAGAGAGCGCAACATCAAAGATGGCCGGGCTGATGAAAAAATCTGCAGCAGTAATTGGAGTTGCATCTGTGGCGGCCGCAAAAAAGACGATCGATGTAGGTAAGTCCTTTGAAGCAGGAATGAGTGAGGTCCAGGCAATCTCCGGAGCATCTGGAAAAGACCTGGAAAAGCTATCTGCAAAAGCAAAGCAGATGGGAGCTACAACGAAGTTTTCTGCTACGGAATCTGCTACAGCACTTAAGTACATGGCTATGGCAGGATGGAAAACAAATCAGATGGTTTCTGGATTGTCTGGTGTTATGAATTTAGCTGCAGCTTCCGGAGAAGACCTTGGAACAGTATCCGACATTGTAACAGATTCGATGACCGCTTTTGGATTGAAAGCAAAGGATTCTGGACATTTTGCAGACGTACTAGCGAAAGCATCGAGTAGTTCTAACACCAATGTTGCAATGATGGGAGAAACCTTTAAATATGTTGCACCATTGGCCGGATCAATGAAATATAGTATCGAAGATACAGCTACAGCAATTGGGCTGATGGCAAATGCAGGAATCAAAGGAAGCCAAGCAGGTACATCTTTGAGATCTATCATTACGCGACTTGTCAAACCTCCGAAAGATGCAGCTACAGCATTAAATGCGCTTGGTATCAGCACAACAAAAGCTGATGGATCCATGAAGCCACTTCGTGAAACGATGGCAGAATTGAGAGAAAAATTTTCTGGATTAACAGAAAGTCAGAAAGCTTCTTATGCTTCAAGTATCGCAGGACAGGAAGCAATGTCTGGTCTGTTGGCAATCGTTAATGCATCTGATTCTGATTTCAACAAATTACAAAAGGCGATTGATAATTCTTCTGGCGCAGCAAAGAAACAGGCCGATGTTATGAACAACAATCTGCAAGGAGCATTGTACGACCTCGGATCAGTAGCAGAGTCTGTTGGAATCGGCATTTATGAAGATATCAAAACGCCGCTAACAAAGGCTGTCGGTGTTGGAACAGCACAGTTAAGGGTTTTATCTAACAAATTGAAAAAAGGTGGAATAAAAGAGATTGTTCCGAAGGAAGCGATAAATACTGTTGAAAATCTTGGAAAAGTGGCTATGGTAGCCGGCAAAGGTGGAGTAAAAGTATTGGCCACTTCTACAAAACTGCTTGGAGATAACATGGGTGTAGTTATTCCACTTGCGACATCATTCATGGGTGCCTGGGCAGGAGTTAAAGTTTTCAACACTGCATCTAAAGGAGTTACAGCATTAACTACAGCTTTTAGCGCCTTAAAAACAATGGAGCAGGCAAATGCGATCACTTTAGTGGCACAGCAAGGTGGCTTGACTGCACTGCAGACAGTCGTTGGAATCTTTACAGGTAAGATTTCTCTTGCGACAGCAGCAACAGGAGCTTTTAATGCAGCATGTACAGCACTTGGCGGTCCAGTAGGTTTAGGAGTTGTTGCGGTTGGAGCATTAGCAGCAGGAGTCGCAGCATATGCTTTGACACAGAAAAAAGCGGTTACAGAAGCAGATCGATACTATTCTTCTTGTACAAAACTCAAAAAGAAACAAGAAGAGATGGCGGCATCGATCAAGAGCTTACATAAAGAAAATCAGAAAAATGTGGATTCTACACGTGCAAATGGTGTTCAGGCAGATCAGCTGTATCAGAGATTAACAAAACTGATGAATGTTGAGCATAAAAGTGCCGGGACAAAAGCACAGATCGCAAGTGTTGTTAAACAGTTAAATGAATTATTGCCAGGGCTGAATCTTGAGTATGACAAAGAAGCAGATAAGCTAAATAAGTCTACTTCTGCGATCAAGAAAAATATCGCAGCACTGAAAGAACAGGCAATGGCCAAAGCCTACCAGAATGGCATGGAAAGCGCAGCAAAAAAGTCTGCAGAAGCAGAAATTGCATATAAAGAAGCATTAGAAGATCGAGCAAAAGCACAAGAAAAAGTAAAAGCTACACAAAAAGAATTTGATAAGCGAAAAAGCGAAGTTGGGTTAGGTAGTGGAGATAAGAAACTTGAAAAATTAGGAGAAGACCTAATAACATATAAAAAAGCTCTACAAGAAGCCGATGGGGCAGTAAAGAAAAGTAGTAAGAATCTAAACGATGCACATAAAGAATTGGATACTTACACAGATAAATATACTGCGCAGGCAAATTATACTGCATATTTGAAATCCTTAGACGACCTGTCTAAGCAAGCCAAGATCAAGGCAAGTGATATTCCGAAATCTGTTGAGGACGGAATCAAACAGGGTGTTTATGCAAATCCAACATCCGGAAAAGAATTAAAGAGCTTGATCAAATTAGACAATCTGGTTAATTCAGACCAGTTGGCCAAGATGCAAGAACAGGGAATGAAGATCCCACAGTATTTGGCACAAGGTATTTCTGATGGGTCTGTTTCATTTAAAACCGCAGCAACACAGCTTGGAAATGCAATTAACTGGGAAGATTTAATTCAGCAAGTAAAAGATAAAGGAAAAGAAGTTCCGGACAGTATTGCACAGGGAATTAGTTCCGGACAGTATGCTGTTCCAACCTCTATAAAAGCTGTTAAGAATCTTATTACGTTTGAAGATCTGAAAGCCGAGGCATTACAAGGTGGAATTGAAGTACCAGATTATTTGGCAAATGGTATCACATCTGGGAGTATGAAACCTGAAGAAGCAGTTAAGGCACTGAGTAATTTGGTATCTTTCCAGGATATGATAGATAAGGCAGGAATTGAAGGATCAAAAGTCCCAACAGAATTAGCAACCAGAGTTGCGCAAGGACAAATATCTGTTCAAGCTGCAGTAAAACAATTGACAGATGGAGTCAAAAAGGATTTTGATAAAGCAGAAAAGGATACAAGTAAGTCAAAGAAAAACATAGAAAGTAATACAACGTTAAAGACTGCTAATAATTCTGGTGCCGCAAAATCATTTAATGTTGTAGGAAATGCAGCTAAAAAGAATGCAAATACTGTTAAAAAGAGCAAAGCAGATACAGAGAAGAACTCTAAGATAAATCCGACTGATAACTCAAAAAGTGGGAAAAAGACATTTGAATCTTATTCGAAAGAAGCGCAAAAAGCATCTTCAAAAACAAAAACAAGTGTAAAAACGCTGAAAAGCACAGCTACAAAAACTCTAGCTGCAAATGATGGTGCTGCTAAAAAGGCAGGAGCAAAACTTGGAAATGATTTTGCAAAAGGAATTACATCAAAATCTGGAGCTGCAAAAAGTGCCGGTTCAAAAGTAGCCAAAGCAGGTTCTTCTGGAGCAAGTAGTCAAAAATCATCCTTCGTGTCCGTTGGTAGCAATTTATCTGCAGGAATTGCATCTGGTATCAGATCAAATTCCGGTGCTGTATCATCAGCCGCAAGAGAAACAGTAAGAGCAGCAGTTGCAGCCGCAAAAGCAGAAGGTAAGATTCATTCACCATCCCGTGTCATGGATAGTGACGTAGGAAAATGGATGCCGTTAGGAATGGCAGCAGGTATCCGAAAGCATACCAAAGATGTAGAAAATGCTTCTGGAGAGATGGCTAACGCATCGGTAGAAGCTACAGCAACAGCCTTAGGAATCCATTCTCCATCTCGTGTATATAAAGATGCGATTGGTAAGAATATTCCAAAAGGAGTAGCAAAGGGTGTCAGAGAAGGACAGACAGAACTCAATGCAGAAATGAAGCTATCTGTAAATGAAGCGTTATCTGCAGCTAAGAGTGCTTCCAAGAAAGGGAATTATTCCGATATTGGAAACAACCTTGTTTCTGGAATATCCGAAGCACTCAGCACAGCAAAGTCAAGATCATCAGAAACTGTACAAGAAATCATTGATCAGCAGACAAGTAAAGTTTCTTCGAAGCACGATACAGCAGAGAAAAATCTCCAAGATAAGATCAGTAAGACAAAAAATAAAAAGGAAAAAGCAAAATTAAAAAAACAGCTGAAAAAGTTAAAGAAGCAGAATGCTGCAGAAGAAAAGCAATTAAAAATTGCGGGAGAAAAAACGGCAGCAGCATACAATGATGCATTTGAGAAAGAAGCTGATCGATTAAATAAGATTGCACAGGAAAAGTTACAAGACTTATCTGATGAATATCAGGAAGCGTATAACAACATCAAGAGCAAGATGGACAGTTTAACTGATAAACAGCAATCTTGGGGAAATATCTATAACCTTGATCAGAATATCATGGACATTGAAAAGTATCAAAAGAACTTGAAGTTGCTAGAAAACAAGATTCCTGAGTCTATGATGGAAAAGATTCTCGGAATGGATATTGATGCAGGAAACGCTTATATGGCATGGTTCCAGCATATGTCAGAAACTGAACAGCAGGCTTACATTAATAAGTGGAATCAGCAGCAGAATATGTCCAAAACATTTTCTGAAAACTTCTTTGGAGATGATCTCGCAAAACTTCAGGCAAATTATGAATCTGAAATGAAAACAGTAACGGATGATCTGCAGAAAGAGATGAAACAGGCAGGAGTTAATATTGCCAAGGGATTAACTGCAGGTATGGAAAGCGAAACCAGAAACCTCAGCAAATCCATGAAGAAAATCTGTCAGAATATTATTAAGACAGCCAAAAAGACACTTAAGATTCATTCCCCATCTCGAGAATTTGCAAAGATTGGTTCTTATGATATTCAGGGAGCAATCAAAGGACATGAAAAAGAAGCGCCAAATCTGTATAAACAAATGGGAACGATTTCTCAGAACATGGCACAGAAATTTGCGAAAGCGAAGTTGAATGTTCAAGATATTCAGTCAAGGATGCAGGATGCGATCAACCTGCAGATGCAGACGATCACAACAAGGATGCAGCCAGTTGTGCAGGCAGATTCATCTGATGGAGCGCCATCAGTAGTTTATACTGGACCAGAACGAATTGAAGTTCCAGTGATCGTAGATGGACGAGAAATTACAAGAATGATTGCTCCGTATATGGATACAGAGCTGAATACGATTGCAACCAGAAAATCAAGAGGAGGTGTGTAAAATGGCAGGCGGAGCATTAGGAGTAATGATTGGAGAAAAACATACATTGAGAGATTGGAACCTTGGATGGACTGCGATCACTCTTGGTTTTCCAGAGCCAAAAACTTATGAACAGGATATTCCAGGAGCAGATGGAACACTGGATATCACAGAAGCAGTTACTGGTGGAGATGTGAAGTATAAGAACAGAAACATCTCCTTGGAATTTGAAACTCCTGACGAAGATTTCTTTCAATGGGGAACGTGCATTTCTGAAATTGCAAATTACCTTGTAGGTAAGAAAATGAAGATCATACTCGATGTTGATCCCAGTTTTTATTATATCGGAAGACTTACAATTGATGTTGAAAAAACTGATAGGGTGAATGGAAAGCTTGTGATTTCTGGTAATGTTGACCCGTATAAGTATGAAAGATATTCATCCCTTGAAGATTGGGAATGGGATACATTTAATTTTGAAACAGATATTGTAAGAGAATATAAGGATATTAAAGTCGATGGAGAGTATCAGTTATGTATTCCAGGAAGAAGAAAGCGGATCATTCCAGTCATTGAATGTAATACGCCAATGAAATTTGGCTACAATGGCACAGAATATTCACTTTCTGCAGGAAGAAATAAAGTATTTAACATCTGGCTGACAGAAGGAGATAATATCTTAACCTTTAAAGGAAATGGAGTTATTTCGATTGATTATCGAGGAGGCAGTTTATAAATGTATAGAGTATTGTGTGATGGAAAAGTGCTGCATGATATTCGTGATCCAGGTTATCAAGTACTTTCACCGAAAATTTCAGTGGAACTGAATAAAACAGGAAATCTTGATTTTGGAATGCTTTCAACACATCCTCATGTAAATGACATAAATAAACTAAAATCTAAGATTGAAGTGTATGAGGATGATGAATTATTGTTTTCTGGGCGAAGCCTGACAAATGAACAGGATTTTCAAAATACGGGGCAGATTTCTTGTGAAGGAGAACTTGCTTTTTTGTTAGACTCAGTACAACGTGCACATGATTATGGAACTGAAACAACAGAAATAGGCAAAGCAGATACAAATATTTCAATATTCAAAAGATTAATTGAAGAACATAATGTACAAGTAGAAGAATCAAAACGTTTCACAATTGGTGTGATCGATATAGATAGTGTGACTATTACAAAATTATCAACGAACTATGAAAAGACATGGGATTTTCTTAGTTCTAATTTTTTAGGTAAATATGACGGTTATCTTCGCGTGAGGCATGAAAATGGAATCCGCTATCTTGATTATGTGAAGCAATACGGAAAAGTGAGTAATCAGGTGATTCGATTTGGAGAGAATCTTCTTGATCTGAAGAAATATTCAAAGGCAGAAGATATTAAAACGGCGATTATTCCACTGGGAGCAGTTGTTGATAATAAAAATGTCGATATTAAAGCGGCAAATGGCCATGATGGGACAGATTATGTATATAACCAAGAAGCGGTAAATTTATATGGATGGATTTATGATAAGGTTGATTTTTCGGATATTTATGATCCAGACACATTATTAGAAGAAGCCAAGAAATATCTGCAAACGTGTATCAATCTGGCAATTACAATTGAACTTACTGCAGTGGATCTTCATATGATTGATGTAGATATAAATTCTATCAGGTTGGGAGATCTTGTTCCTTGTATTTCGACACAACACGGAATCATGAGTACGTTTGGAGATGTGAGTACGTATTATCTTGTAAGTAAATATGAACTAGATCTCGAGAATCCAACAAATAATAAAATAACTCTTGGAAGAACAATCAGTACATTGACAGACAAACAGGTAAACGATTCTGTAAATTTAAAGGCTCAGATAAGTGAAGTTAGAACAGAAATGTATAATCTTCCAGGATTAAGCCTGGAGCCAATCACAAATGAAGTTTTAGAGGGAATCTTAAATTAAAGGAGAAAGCAATGGCAGATAATAATTATCTTGATCAAAACGGAGTCTTATATCTCTGGCAGAAGATAGTAGCAAAGATAACGAATATGATCGCAAATAAAGTAGACAAAGTAGATGGCAAAGGATTATCTACAAATGATTATACAACAGCAGAAAAAACAAAGCTCGCAGGAATTGCAGAAGGAGCGAATAAATATACGCACCCTACGACAAGCGGAAACAAACATATTCCATCTGGTGGTAGTGCTGGACAGATCTTAAGATGGGATTCGGATGGTACTGCAGTATGGGGTGCAGATAATAATAATACCACGTATAGCGATATGAAAGGAGCAACCACATCCGCAGCAGGTACACACGGATTGGCACCAGCACCTGCAGCAGGTGCAGCTAATAGGTATTTAAGATCAGACGGAACATGGAGTGTTCCGCCTGATAACAATACGACATACAATGATGCGACGCAATCTTCACATGGGCTTATGACTGCGGCAGATAAAAAGAAGATCGATGAGTTACCAACAAATGCAACGCTATCAAGTACATATGCAAAGAAATCTGAAATCACAGGTGTTTATAAATACAAAGGATCCGTGGCAACAGAAGATAAATTACCAACATCTGGACAAACAACAGGAGATGTTTACGATATTGCAGCAGCATCATCTTATGGAGCTGCAGGGATGAATGTTGCATGGAATGGAAAAGCGTGGGATGCTCTAGGGGAAAAATTTCAGATTGCTGCAATTACAAATACATGGATGGACGCAAATCTTACATAAAGGACGGTGTTTAATGTGGCAAGTTATTTAGATGAAACAGGGCTTTTAAAGCTGTGGAATAAAATAAAAAACTATGTGAGTAATCACACAGGAAACAAAAACAATCCTCACGGAGTCACAAAGTCTCAAGTAGGATTAGGAAGTGTTGAAAATAAATCCAGTGCAACAATCAGAGGAGAAATAACGGCATCAAACGTAAACACAGCGTTAGGTTATACGGCTGCAAAACAGACAGACGCAAATAAGGCGATTACAGGAATTTCTGCGAGCGGAACAACTCTTGTATTGACACAATTAGATGGAACAACAAAATACGTAACGGCAGAGCTTGTAAAGGGACAGATGATCTATTGCTGCAGTAACAGTGAGGATCAGATTTATTGCTGTTAAATGAAAGGAGAAATAATAATGGCATACACAAAGAAAACATGGGTAAAAGGAAATACGCCTTTATCCGCAGAAAATTTTAATCATATGGAGCAGGGAATTGCAGATGCACACACAGATATTGCGCAGCTAAATTCTGAAAGAGCATTTTTATCAAAAGTATTTTCTGGAACAAGCAACAAAATGATTTACTGGCAAAGATGTCAGTCTGAAATTGCAAAAGCATTAGGCATGCAAATATCAGACATAAATAACGAAAAGTTATATATAGCAGCTTGCAACGGTGATTGGAATGCGTATCAAGGTCTGGTAACAGGTGCTGCTTTACAATGGGATAATACAAATTTAAATATAAACATAGGATTATCCAGTGATACAAACGGTGCTGTTAGGATTAATTTTATGATTTATCGTAAATTAAATTAATCTATATCATATACTATGGAGGTATATACACATGTTGAGTACACTGTAGGAAAATATATTGTTATATCACCATTTGTGTCAATTTTAACAGCACCAATATTATTAAAATTAACATCATCATCGGTATAGCAAGCCGATCCGCATTTTATTTTAGGTCTAAAACCTTCTGGAACAAAAAAACAAGTTGTAATCCCAACACTAGGAGAATTGCAATGGAAATATCCATTTATATATACTTTTCCATTATGTTTATAACTGTTTCCGGTGAATGCATATTTTGAATCTATGCTAGTAATTGTAAATTCTATTCTGTTATTTAAGTCAGAATTTAGCTGCGGAAGTCTACGAATCCTCCGCAGCGGAAAAGAGTATAATGCACACATAACACACAAAGGAGAATGTATTATGCGTGACAGAATTATAAGCAATGTTTTGATTAAAATGGGTAACAGAATCAAGAAAAAAGAATTACAATTTCTTGAGAACGTGCTAGTGGAAGAGCTTGGAAATGTGCAGATCAAAAGAGAATCGACAGACTTGATTAAATACAATGACAGCTTCGAAAAACTTAAGGACATGTTCTTGGCGACGCTGATCGTAGAAAATAAGTCAAATCGAACAATTAAGCAGTATAATCTGCACCTAACACAATTTGCAGATTACTTTGCCGGTAAAGAAGTAAAAGACATAGATGCAACAGATATTCGAAGTTTTTTGTATGCGTATAAACAAAGCAGAGGTATATCGAATTTATCTCTTAACAATAAGCGATCAGCGATATCTTCATTTTTCTCGTGGTTGGTTGATGAAGAATATATTGATAAAGACCCAACAAGAAAAATAAAGAAAATCAAAGTAACAAAGAAAAAGAAGAAGGCATTTACAGCAGACGAGATGGAACGTATGCGTATAGCTTGTACAGACATAAGAGACAGGGCTCTTATAGAAATGCTTGCATGCACAGGTTGTCGTGTGTCGGAGTTAAGTAATATAAGATTGAATGACGTAGATTTTCTGAGAAAGAAAGTACGAATTGTAGGAAAGGGAGATAAAGAGAGAACGGTATTTATTTCAGATACTGCTATGATTTATCTCAACAGATACTTAGAAACAAGGCAAGATAATAATATTGCTCTTTTTACATCTAAGCGATTTCCTTATGATCGATTACAAAAGGATGGCATTGAGCGAGTAGTAAGAGAACTTGGAAGAATGTGTAACGTATATGCCCATCCGCACAAATTTAGTGCTGCTGTGCGTTGTAGGAAGGAGAAATAATATATGATTGATATAACAAAAGTTTTAAACGATATATTGAAAGCTGTTCTGGGAAAGGATGTACGGCAGGCAATTCATGACGGTATTAAAAGAAGCAATGAGATTGCAAACGATTGTGATAAAAGACAGAGTGATCTCGAGAATCAATATGAGCAATTAGTTAAAAACTTTAGCTCTTCATCTCCATCAGATGTAGAAATTGTTGATGCGAGAACAGGACCAGATGGAACTGTATATGGAACTCTCAGAAAACGATTAGAAGATCCAAGATGTTCATAAAGGAGCTGAATATGGAAATCAGAGCAAGACCCACAGCGGTCTTATTTTTGTGCAACAATTGTAATCCAGAAAGGAGCAGATAATGAAAAAAGGGATTATCACAACACTGGTTGTAACAATCTGCATGATGTTAACAGCAACATATGCATTCGCAGCATCATCAAAAACAGAGAAGAAGGAGGTTAAAAAAGAAGTTACAACAACAGAAAAGCAGAAAGAAACAACTACAGCAGAAAAGCCTAAAACAGAAACCAAAGAATCAGAAGAACCTAATATAGAAGAAACAGAAATTTCAACGGAAGAAGAAAGTGATATCGAAAATGCAGAAGAGGTTTCGGACGATCAGGAAGAATCAGATGATTCAGAAGAAGAGATTGATGATGAAGAAATGGATCATTGTAATCACGAATGGGTTCAAACTGGTTATGCTGCTGATCCAGATTTTCAAACAGGTTATGCGATCGAGCAGGAGTGTAAAAAGTGTCATCTATGTAAAGGTATTGAAATTTCCCAAGAAGAATTTGAAGAAGCCACGAAAGAAGACCAAGAGTCTTATGCTGATGAAGGCTGTGAATATGAGGATAGTGAAGATGCAGAGGTAGTTGAATAAAAGAAAGGAAAGTGAGGGCATGAAGAAAATGACAAACAATGTAATTAATACATACAATGTAGTGACCGGGTCAATTGTTGCAGTATTGAGTTATATCTTAGGAGAACACTGGATTTTATTTGTTGCTTTTCTTGCGTTAAACATTGCAGATTGGTTAACAGGGTGGATGAAAGCAAGTATGGCAGGCAAAGAAAATTCTGGAGCAGGTTGGAAAGGTGTTTTAAAAAAATTGGGCTATTGGATTATGATCATGGTTGCATTTGGAGCATCTGCGGTATTTGTAGAAATCGGAAAGGTAATTGGAGTAGATCTTGGAGTTACGACATTGCTTGGATGGTTTGTATTGGCATCGTTACTGATCAATGAAATTAGATCTATTGTAGAGAATTTTGTAGAAGCAGGATTCAATGTACCAGCAGTCCTGGTAAAAGGATTAGAAGTAGCAGACAAAGTAGTAAACAAAGATCAGGAGGAAGAATAATGGTATATAATATTCATGGTGGTCATAATCCAAGTGGCAAGATCGCGTGTGGAGCAAGCGACTTATTAGACGAGAGCAGAGAAGACAGAAAAATCTGTAAAGAAGTCGTAAGGTTATTAAAGAAAAAAGGACATAAGGCATATAATTGTACAGTCAGCAACGGAACTAGTCAGACGGACGTTCTCAGAAAGATCTGTACTAAGTGCAACAAAAGACAAGCAGCATTAGATGTTTCGATTCATCTTAATTCTGGTCGAAACGATCACAAAGGAGACAAGAAAATTGCAGGTACAGAAATCTGGTGCACTCAGAGTGTAGGGATTAAGAAAACTGTTGGAAACAGAATCTTAGCAAACATGAAAAAGCTAGGATTTACAAACAGAGGAATTAAAACAACAGGAAATCTGTATTATCTTAATCATACGATCAATAAAGCAATCCTAATCGAGGTATGTTTCGTTGATGATCGAGATGATTACAATCTTTACAAAAAACTTGGATACAAGAAGATTGCAAAAGCGATCGCAGACGGAATCGCGGGATAATGATTTGACCAGGGAGAAATCCCTGGTCTTTTTTATTGCAAAAATAAACCAAAAAAGTTTAAAGAAACATTTGACAATAAGCCAAAAAAAAGTTTATTGTAAAGACAGTAAAAATATAGAATTATTCTGTTACTAATTTGTTACTAAATACAGTGATTTAGAGATAGTTTACATATATTAAAATATTCAACAAACCGCTTAAATGTGATGTTTTTGATATTTATTATTTATTTAAATTTATATGGATATAAAAAAGTATAACATAAAATAAAAAGCAATTAAAAGTAAATAATAAAGGAGGAGAACGATTTATGTTAAGAGCAAGATTACATAAAAAATTTTTTTATAGTATTATAACAATGTTTTTGAGTTTTAATATGATGAATCCTACTTTTGTAAAAGCATCTGAAAAAAGAGAAATTAAAAGTAATAAAAATATTATAATTATGGTGGATCAAAATTCTGAAAAAAGGGCTATTATACCAACTCAGATAAGTAAAACTATAAAAAATGATTCTCAAGAGAATAATTTTTCAAAAGAATGTGATGTAGAATTGACGGTTCCAATTTCGGATATAGTTACTTATGACGATATGGAGAAAACAGCAACGAAACGAATGATAAAAATTAAAGGCAAAATAGTTTATGAATCAAAAGGGAAGGGATTAATTAAAATAACAAAATGTTCTGGAAGTTGGAAACCATCATCAAAATCTATATATATGACGGAAAGAGAAATGGTGCTTCATGGGGGAAGAGGGCAGCATATGAAGAAAAAACCAAAAAAAGATTCGTTTAGCTATAATACTGACTGGAAGGCTGCAGATCTTGTTCCATCAACAGATATTTTAGGAACAGCAATGATTATGACAGCAGTAGCAAGAGTATCAGGTATGACAGCAAAAACAACAGTACAAATGGTAATGAAGGTAGATGATATCTTAGATGATGTAAAGTAAAAAAGGTGATCATTATGAAGAATTTTAAAAATGTTATATGTGG